AGTTGGGTTTACCTGTTCGCGGCATCAATGTGTCCGAGAGTCCTGCAATGGGAACGACTTATAAGAACCTGCGTGCCGAGCTTTGGTACAAGTGCAAGGCGTGGTTTGAGGCGCGTGACTGCATCATTCCTAATGATGAGGAGCTGGTGGCAGAGCTTGCGACTGTGCGTTACTTCTTCACGAGCAACGGCAAGATTCAGATTGAGTCGAAGGACGATATTCGCAAGCGCGGCTTGAAGTCGCCTGACAAGGCAGATTCGTTTGTCTTGACCTTTGCGAGTGATGCCACGATTGGGATGTTCGGCTCGGCTGTGTCATCTAAGTGGTCTCAGCCATTGCGTAGAAACCTGTCGCGGGTTGCATAATCTGTTCTGTCAATTTACTTTGAAGGGGTAAGTCATGATGAAGAAGTCCAAGACCGAGAAGAAAATCTCGAAGGTCTATAACGAGTTCAAGGCTGGCACTTTGCATTCAGGCAAGGGCGGTCCAGTTGTCAAGAGCAAGGCACAAGGCTTGGCGATTGCCTTGTCTTCGGCTGGTGTCAAACCTAAAAAGAAGATGAAGTAATGGCTACCTCTAACCAATACGAAGGCGCGATGCGTCAGATGATGTCCGAAGAGGACTCATCAAGCTGCCCGATTGCTACGCAAGACATCACGGTCAATCTGAAGAACCGAGCCAAAGCGATCACGGCTGCGGCTTATGGTCCTGAGAACCCCAACCTGCCTAACACGGCTTTTTGGCAAAAGAAGGCTGACACTTGGGATGTGTCTATTGAGGATGCCAAGAAGTCTCGTTGCGGCAACTGCGCTGTGTTTGTCGTGTCCGATGAGATGCGTAATTGCATTGCAGAAGGCATTGGAAACGAGGCTGACCCTTGGGGCGCGATCAAGCTGGCTGACCTTGGATATTGCGAGATTTTTGACTTCAAGTGCGCGGCTAATCGCACCTGCGATGCTTGGGTCGTGGGTGGACCTGACCGCGGTGAGTCTGGTGGCGAATATGAGGAGATGGAAGAATGAAACAAGGTCTATACGCCAACATTCACGCCAAGCGTGAACGCATCAAAGCAGGTTCAGGCGAGAAGATGAACAAGGTCGGCAGCAAGGCAGCGCCTAGTGCTGCTGACTTTAAGGCTGCTGCAAAGACAGCCAAGAAGCCAAAGAAAAAGTGATACCTATCTGCATATCCACAGTACACGGCAAGGGATTGCCTGTACTGCTGGAGTCAATCAAGCAATACGCGCCAGAGGCGTTTATTTATCTTCGCGGTCCTGAGAATGTGATCGGTGGGTATGAGAACTGCCGACTGATCTTTGGCGAGGCGCGTAACTTTGGCGATGATTACAACGAAGTCATTGATGACGCTTTGAAGTACGCGCAAGGCTGCATCGTCTGCAATGACGATGTGGTCTTAACGCCGACCAGCTACCAGCGTTTGCTTGAGGATGTCGAGATCATCAAAGAGCTTGTGCCGCAAGTCGGTTGGGTTGCAGCGCGTAGCGATTCTGTGCGTGCTTGCCAGAATATTAGGTTTAACCCTAGTGGCGACCCACTTTATATGAATCGGTTTAAGTCCGAGTCGTTCATTCGTGAAGCTGGCGTGATTGCACCGATCTTTGCTTACATCTCGCGTGATGCTTGGGCGCATGGTCGGTTTGGACCGCTGAACTGGTACTCTGACGATGTGTCCTGCTTTGACTTGAACCGTCTTGGGTACTGTCATTTTGTTTCTTCTAGCTATGTGCATCATGTCGGGTCGCAGACAGTTGGGTCTGATGTTGAGGCTTTGAACGCACAAGCTAGACCTTGGATAGAGGCTAATCGTCCTGAATATGTCGCAGACTTCTTTGGTGGGTAAATATGCGTCACACATACGGGCTTGAGAATTTGACGATACGCAATTGGGGTGAAGACTCTCAGGTGCATATTGGCTCTTTTTGCAGCATTGCTGACAGGGTTCAGTTGTTTACTGGCGGCAATCACAGGGTTGATTGGGTCACGACCTACCCGTTTGGACATATTCATCGGGATGTGTTCGATTGGCATGGCGAGGGTCATCCCGTCTCTAGGGGTGACATAAACATTGGAAATGATGTGTGGCTTTGCTCTGGCTGCACGATCATGTCAGGCGTGACTATTGGTGACGGGGCTGTGGTGGCTGCGAACGCGACTGTTGTGCGCGATGTGCCACCTTATGCCATTGTTGGCGGCAATCCTGCCGAAGTTATCAAGTACAGATTCACGCCAGAGCAGATTTCGGCGTTGCTGGCAAATCCTTGGTGGGAGAAGTCCGACCAAGAGATTCAGGCGCTTATTCCATTACTTTGCAGCAGAAACATTGATGAACTCATCCGCGCTTTGTCTTAATTTGGGTTGTGGTCGTGATTGGCGCGAGGACTGCATAAACGCAGACATCGAGCGCAGGGTCAAGTCTGATTGGTGTCTTGACATCCAAAATGTGTATTGGGACGGGGTTTTGGTCACCCGTTTGGGCGAGTTCCCTGTCAAGCGCGGGATGTTCAGCAAGATTCTGGCGAATGATGTGCTTGAGCATATTCCCGATTTGGTCAAGGCGATGACCAATTGCAAGGACTTGCTGGCTGACGGTGGTGAGATGCACATTCATGTGCCTTATGACTTGAGCCGTGGGGCGTGGCAAGACCCGACCCATGTGCGTGCGTTTAACGAGATGTCTTGGGCTTATTACACAAGTTGGCATTCTTATTTGGGTTGGGAAGATCGGTTTTTCTTGCAGCACTTGGAATTTCGTCTCTCAAAGTTCGGGGAAAGCCTAAAATTGCCACAAGATGAGGTTTTGAGGACGCCGAGGGCGGTGGACTCGATGTTTGTGATTCTGCAAAAGGGCAAAAAATGAATCCTTTATTAGAGAAGATTGAAGACGCGCTTGAAGATCAACTTGAGGCGGCTGACCCTGAGAGCGAAGAGAACGCGCCTAACAAGATGGATGACACCGAGCTTGAGGCGATGATGGGTCAAGAGATCACAGACGCTGTGTCCTACATTGACTCAGACTTGTCACCTATCCGCGCTCGTGGTACTGAGTACTACCGTGGCGACCCGTTCGGCAATGAGGAAGAAGGTCGTTCGCAGGTCGTGGCGATGGAAGTGCGCGACACGGTGTCGGCAATGCTGCCTTCTCTGATGCGTATGTTCTTCAGTTCAGAGAATGTTGTCGAGTTCATGCCCCGTGGTCCTGAAGATGTCAAGGGAGCGCAGCAAGCTACCGACTACTGTAACTATGTGTTCCAGAACGACAACAACGGTTTCATGATTGCTTACGCGACCTTCAAGGACGCTCTGGTGCGTAAGTGCGGGATTATGAAGGCGTGGGTTGAGGAAACCGAGTCTGTACGCATTGAGGAATATTCAGGTTTGGATGACCAGACATTGCAGATTCTGATGCAAGAGCCAGAGGCAGAGACTCAGATTGTCGTGTCCTACCCTGACGAAGACGCAATGCAGATGCAGCCAATGATTGACCCTGTGACGGGTCAGATGGTGCAGATGCCGCAACCTATGCTGCACGATGTGCAGATAAAGCGAGTGATTACTGACAAGCGTATTCATGTGGCTTGCTTGCCACCTGAAGAGCTGTTGCTGTCTCGTCAGGCGATGTCTTTCCAAGACTCCCCGTTCATTGGTCATCGCAAGATGGCTTATGTGTGGGAGCTGGTCGAGATGGGTTACGACCAAGACGAGGTGATGGATTATGTTGGCTCGTCCGACCTCAACGACAGCGAAGAGGCTTTGGCGCGTCAGCCTTTGAACAACCAGCAATTCCCCACAGAAAGCGCCAACCCAATGATGCAGCGCGTGCTGTACATTGAGGGCTACGCCAAAGTTGACTATGACGGTGACGGTATTGCAGAGCTTCGCAAGATGTGCTTCATGGGTTCTGGCTACAAAATGGTTCGCAACCTGCCAGCCTCTTACATCCCGTTTATTGAGTTTCCATGCGACCCCGAACCTCACACATCGCCACTTGAGGCGAATTCGATCTTTGACATCACACGCGACTTGCAAGAGATCAAGTCAGAGGTGCTTCGTAATACCTTGGACTCTTTGGCTCAGTCGATTCACCCCCGTACTGTCATTGTTGAGGGGCAGGTCAATATTGACGATGTGCTGAACAACGAGACAGGCGCTGTGATTCGCGCCCGTTCTGCTGGCATGGTTCAGCCTTTGACCACGCCTTTTGTTGGTCAAGCCGCATTCCCTGTTTTGGACTACATCGACCAGATCAAGGAAGACCGTACAGGCATGAGCAAGGCGGCGATGGGCTTGAATGCTGACGCTTTGCAGTCGGCTACTAAAGCGGCTGTGAACGCCACGATCTCTGCGTCTCA